ATGGCCGCATCTGACCGCGAATCGGATCAGGCAGTTACATACCCCACGTTTCCCCCCACGGCAAAGCCGGTTCCTGTAGGGGCACATGACACAGCCGCACAGCGAGCTTGGGAGCACTTCCAGGTTCAGCGCGGCATCGACCGCTACCGCAGGACCCTCGTCCGCGAGAAAGAGGACGGCACGGTGACTTCCCGAGACCTCGGTGAAGTCCAGCATGGTCAGCGCATCGCATCGGAGCTGATTGGCCCGATGGTGGAGGCAGTAAAAAAGGCTCAGGCCGACTACGCCTCCAAGCTGGAAGACCCGAGCACGAAGCGTATCGCGGACGCCCAAGCGGTGTTCGGGGCGCTCGATGCGGAGACCATTGCGGCTTGTGCCGTCCTCACGGCCTTGGCGAACCCGGTAGGCGCCGGCTGGACCAGCGTGCGAGTCGCTTGCGCCGCTCGCCTGCGCCACGAGCTGGAGTACCAGGAGTGGGCACGGGCTGAAAAGGAGGTGGAAAAGTATCGCAAAGAGCACGCCCTAGATGGCGTCAACATGTTCAAACTGATGTTGCGCCGGAACAACGGCGAGGTCGATAAACGGGTGTTCGACAAGTGGTCGAAGAAGACCCAGACGCTCGTGAAGCTGGACTGGACTCACGAGCAGAAAGTCCACATCGGGGATTCGGTGATGGCGCTCCTGGTCGAATCGAACGGCTGGTTCGAGGTGAAGGAGCAGCGCGAGGAGGGCAGCAAGTGGCCCAAGCTGGTCTTCGGGATGACCGAGACCGCCCTGGCTCTCACCGAATCCCTCCAGGAGACCTGTGAGCTGCAACGTCCGTTCTTGGCCCCCATGATCTGTGAGCCGCAGGATTACTGCACCCAAATATAAAGCGAGTCACTTATAATCACGGGCGTCACATGACGCTCCCATGGCCTTAGTGCATCCAAAAGTAAAGTGAGTTATTGACATGAATACCGCTGACCATCGCCGCGCCACGCTGACCGTGGGCGACAAAACCATCGACCTGAAGCTTCCGGTGCCCGTGCGAGTCGGGGACCCCCAGTACGAGCAGAAGCTGGCTTTCGCCGTCGCGGAAGCTGTCCTCGAACACTTCGACCAGGAAGCGAAATGAGCCGAATCCAGAAAGCCCTGAATGACCTCGCAACCAGCCGCAATGCTTCGTTTGTAACGAAGGCGACGGGAGCGCCCGTCGAACTCTACGACGACGGAGCGTCGTTTGCGCCTATCCAGGTGACTACCGTCGGCCACTGGTTCACCGCTGCTGACCTGCGCCACGCGGCGAAGCTGTTCAAGAAGCTGGCCGACCAGCTCGACGCCGAAGGGCGCAACGAGTAACACTCCATGCCCATCCGGGCACCCCGAAGACGCTGACTGGAGACTGCAACCATGACGAAGCTGCAAGGCGGCTACCTGACTCTGAAGACCGACGCCGTGAAGTCCACGGAGTTCGCGAACGCTCACACCGCTGCTCTGGACGCCCCGCTGAAAGGGGCGCATCTGGAAGCCCTGAACCATATCCAGAAGACCCGCTGGCGCATCAATCGGGACGTACTTAACGTCGCGTTGCAGTGCAAGGCGCAGGGGCTGGAGGTCTCGGGCTTTCCGAGCAGCGACGAGCTGGCCTTACCGGAGTACCCCGCCTATCTGGACAAGAAGTCCGACGAGTTCAAGGCGCATATCCGCGAGCGCGAGCGTATCCACACCGAGAACGCCCGCAACGCCGGAATGCGCCTGAAGCTGTGGGGCATGCTTCAGATGGCCGAGGAGCTGGCGGACTTTCCCGCGCTCTGGTTCCCGCACTACGCCGACTTCCGTGGGCGCTTCTATCCGCGTCCGCAGGACCTTCACACGCAGGGCGATTCTCTGGTCAAGGGCCTCCTGGAGTTCTCCGAGCCGGTCGCGCTGACTGACCGGGGCTGGTACTGGATTCGCGTGAACACCGCGAACTACTTCGGCCAGGACAAGCTGCCTATTGAGGAGCGGGCGCAGTGGACGATGGATCACCTGGAGGGCATCCTGGCCGTTGCCACGGACCCGCTGGACGACCACAAGGCGTTCGAGTTCTGGAGCACCTGCGACTCCCCGTGGGAGTTCCTCGCGGCGTGCCTGGAAGTAAAGCGAGTCGCTGACTTCATGCTGGCGAACGGGACGTGTGAGGGCTTCGAGTCCCGCATGGTCTGCCGCTACGACGCGACGTGCTCCGGTATCCAGCATCTCGCGGCTCTCATGAAGGACGAGAAGTCAGCTGTGCGCGTCAACGTGCTCCCCACGGGCAAGCGCGAGGACATCTACAAGGCCGTGTGTGAGGTAGTGGCCGCTGAAGTGCAGCGCGACGTGGTGAATAGCGCCACGATGGCTATGGCGTCCCTCTGGATCGGTAAGGTGGAGCGTAAGACCGTGAAGCGGGCCGTTATGACGACCCCCTACGGCGTGTCCGAGCGCGGCATCCTGACCCAGTTGGTCCAGGACGGCTTCGCGGACCACATCGAGAACGGGAAGGAGCGGTACGCCGCCGCCGAGTACCTGACGCAGAAGATCGTCGGTGCGCTGGACGAATCCATTGAGGCTCCGCGCCGCGCGATGGACTATTTCCGCTCGGTAGCCGTGTTCCTGGAGGAGCGCGGACTTCCTTTGGTCTGGGACACGCCGAGCGGGTTCACGGGAAAGCAGGCGTACTACAAGACTGCCGAGAAGCGTATTCGCACACTTCACGGCGATGTCACCGTGCGCTTCGAAGAACCCGCAGCGGGCTTCAAGCCGGGCAAGCAGAAGCTCGGCGCGGCTCCGAATGTCGTCCATTCGTTCGACGCGGCCCACCTTGCCCTCGTGTGCGTCGAGATGAAGCACCGAGACGTCCGCGATCTCGCGTTCGTTCACGACTCCTTCGGCTGTCACGCCCAGAACAGCGACCTTCTTCTCGAAGTCACCAAGCAGCAGTTTGTTGCGCTGTACAGCGGCGATACCCTGGAGCAATGGCGACAGTCCGTCATCAAGCACTCGGGGTGCCCGGACATCCCTGAAATTCCACCACTCGGCAACCTGGACGTACAGCGCGTCCTGGAATCCGAGTTTTTCTTCTCGTGAAGTAAAGCGAGTTACTTATAACTGAACAAATCACCTGGACGACGCAATGCAGACCTTCAAGAAACTCGCATACACCGACTTCCACCAGATGAAGGCCGCGCTCGAAGCGGGCACGGTTTTGCGTATTAAGGACGGCGCAAAGAATCACCGCGTGACCCATATCGTGCCACTCGGCTCCGGTAAGACATCTAGCGTGTACTACGACGACAACGGACGCCACTACGGCTACTTCAACCCGGACGGCTCCAACGACGCCAGTGATGCGTTCATCTACGTGGAGTCCATGGCTCCGAGCCTGGCCGATCAACTCAAAGGCAAGCTGACCGCAGCTACGGTGAACGTTGCGGCCGTGGCCGCCCCCGTGATGCCGTTCCTCGAACGCTTCATCGCAGGTACAGCGTTCCATACGCCACATACACGTGAGGTCGTGGTGGGCGTGGCATTCGAGCGGGGCCACAACCGCCTCAACGTGACGCTGCGCGACGAGAACGGCAAGGAGCGCGTGACGCCCCGCTACAACCTCGACGGCACGCACAAGTTCCGCCCGGAACGCAACCTGGTCGCAGGCAAGCTCCCGCCGAAGCTGGTGGAGCGCAAGGTCTTTATCTACCGCCACGCCTACAACGGCTCGTTGTTCGTGATCCGCGACGGCGAAGTGATTCCGAACATCCGGGGCATCTCGAACGCGACGAAGGTGGGCGAGACGACGATCCGCGAACCGCAATAAACCCCGCACAGGGTGATGACCCTGACAACCCTCCTGGCCCGCGCAAGCGGGCTTTTTCACATCTATACCTAGCACACACATGGCAGAAGCAAAGAAGAAGTCCAAGATCGTCGGAAAGTTCGTGACGCCGAAGGGCGTCTTCCAGTACGCGTGGCTCGACAAGCCGGACAACTCGGAATACGGGAAGGGCAAGTACAAGTGCGCGATCTTGCTGGAGCAAGGCGTCAAGGAGAACGACGAGTTCGCCAAGAAGCTGAACGACCTCCACAAGGCCGCACGCGGCAAGAACGACGCGAAGCCTGCGAAGGACGGTTCGGCGCTGGCGGACGAGGCCGCCGAGGAAGGTAACGACAAGAAGGAGCGGCTGCGCGGCTTCTGGGTCATCACGGCCAAGTCCAAGCAGAAGCCCGAGCAGAAGGCGGCAGACGGTAAGACGAGCCTGAAGGAGACCGCAAAGAGCGGCGACTTCGGCCGCCTGTCGGTTGCCGCTGCCGAGTACGACACCGGCAGCAACAAGGGCGTCACGCTGTATCTGAACGGCGTCAAGCTCTTGGAGCGCCGCGCTCAGTCGGACCTCGGCTTCGAAGACGAGTCGGAAGACTACGAGAACGATGAAGGTACGCCGTCGCTGAACGAAGACGAGTCGGACGATTCGAGTGCTGCGGGTGACGACAAAGACTTCTAATGTACGCGTGGACGTGGTGCCTGTACCGGCTCCGCGCCCACGCGTGACGAAGTTCGGCAGCACCTATATGCCCGCTGCGTACAAGGTCTATCAGAAGGCCATCGCGGCGGCGCTTCCCAAGCTGGACTTGCAATTCACTGGCGAACTCGAACTGACCTTGGAGTTCATCTGTAAGCCCATCGCGAAGTCGAAGTACACGACGCCGATGGGAGACGTGGACAACCTCGCGAAAGGCGTGATGGACACCCTCACCGATGAGGGCTGGTGGGAAGACGACCGCCAGATCATGCAGCTCGCAGTCCGCAAGCGCTTCCCCGAGCAGGGCGAAGACCCACACATCCGCATCTTTATCCGAGAACTCACATGATCCAGTTCCTCCTCAAGCTCCTCGTCAAGTTCGCCGCCGCCCTCGAAGCTGCCGCCGAGAAGGAGCAGAAGAAGTGCGAGGCCGCACTCGCTGCTGCCGCAGCAAAGGTGACGCAGGCCAACGCACATCGCGCGGCGACGCGTCAGGCACGACAAGTCGCAGCAGCGCTGAAGGATGTCGTCGCAGGCCCGGCCGCGTCCCAGGCACCGCAGCAGTAATACCGGTCTCGACGGCACCGGACACCGAAGCCGTCGTCTCTCACTCCACCCACCATGAAAGACACGCAGACCATGAAACTCACCCCGCAAGCGCAGATCGTCCTCCGTCACCTCCAGTCGGTGGGCAGCATCACGAACGTCGAAGCAAATGCCGTCCATCGCGTGCGTTCGCTGTCGCGCCGAATCACCGAAATCCAGGACGCCGGCTATCGGATCAACAAGGTTCGTCGCCGCGATTGCACGGGCCAGCAGTACGTCCGCTACAGCCTGGAGAAGTGATGCGGCTTGAACACCACACGTATCGCGCGGTAAGCAACGGCGACGAATCGTCGTGCGCCGGATGCGTATTCGATCTCAAGAACGACAACATCGGCTGCGTAACTCACGCCTGCTCGGGATTCGAATGGCCCGAAGACGACCCGCTCCACGACGCCAAGAACATCATCTGGATCAACCCGCAATGAATCGACCCTACGGAAAACCGAAGGACCGCTACATCGCGGCCGCGCAGACGGCTGGCCTGTTGGTGGCACTGCCGTTCGCTGTCACCTGCCACGTGGTCACGGGTTGCGTTCGCGCTTTGAGCGAGATCATGGAAGACCTGCGCCGCTGCTTCGAAGGCGGCTTCGTCCATACAGTCCGCAAGGTCCACTCCGAAATGATGGACCACGCCTCGGGCAAGCGTGCCCGCCGCGAACGCCTGCGCAAACAAGGCCAGTAATGCGCCGCTACCGCGATGTCCTGGTCCAGCCGGGATGCTCGCTGGATCAAGCACTGGAGGCCGGCGACTACGCCTTGGCCGCCCGAATCTACGAGGAGTGTGAGGTCGAGTTCGCCCGCTCCTATCCCATCTTCACCGCATACCCGAAAGCTGACGAATGAAGAAAGCACAACAACCGACTGTCACCCTGAAATTCCGTGGCTACTTCGCCGCGAAGACTGGCACTGACCAGTGGTTCCTGCGCGGTCGCGGCGAGCGCCGCGTGGTCACGCATAGCGAACTCCTCAACGTCGTCAACGCGCGTCCGAAGCGCAAGGGAAGTGCGCGATGAGCGTCATGTATCTGTCGCGATTCCACGTCGAGTCGCCTAACGGCCTGACGTTCCGTGGCCCGTACCGCAGCAAAGGGGCATGCACACGTATCTTGCGCAGCCTCCAGGCGTATCACGACCGACTGAAGGCGGCGGGCCATGTGACGCACGAAGATTTCTCGAAGTACCGGATCGTGGAGACGCGATTCGTCTACGAGCGGACGATCACCCACGAGCCGAAACTCTGATGCCCCACACGCACGAATCCGAATCCAACCTCGTGTCGAAGGGTCCGTGCGACAACTGCGGATCATCCGACGCCAACGCGGAGTATGACGATGGACACACCCATTGCTTTAGCTGCGGACACACTGTTCAACCGGGAGGCGCTAGATCGGTACATCGAACGGACGAACAGTCCGACCTACGTGAAACCGGTCTTTTGCGCGGTGAGTATCGCGCCCTCGGAAAGCGCGGCATCGCAGAAGAAACCTGCCGACGCTACGGCTACTTCGTTGGTGAAGACCGCGACGGGGTCCCTGTCCAGATCGCGACGTACTGCGATTCCGCTGGAAGCCCGGTAGCGCAGAAGCTACGCAACGCCGACAAGGACTTCACGGTTCTCGGCAAGCTGAAGCACGCGGGCCTGTTCGGGCAGCACCTGTTCCGCTCGAAGGGCAAGCGTGTCATCGTTACGGAAGGCGAGATCGACTGCCTTTCCGTGGCGCAGGCGTTGTCGCTGAAGTGGCCGGTGGTCTCTGTCCCCAACGGGGCGCAAGGCGCGGCCAAGTCGCTCGCTGCACAGCTAGATTGGCTTTCGGGTTTCGAAGAGATCGTTCTCTGGTTCGACAACGACGAGCCGGGACGCGCGGCGGTTGAGGCATGCGCGACGATCCTGCCTCCGGGGCGCGTGAAGTTCGTGACGACGCCGTTCGACCTGAAGGATGCGAACGACCTATTGCGCGAGCACGGCCCCACGGCTGTCGTGAACGCGACCTGGGAAGCGAAGGACTATCGCCCGGACGGGATCGTAGGTAAGGACGAGCTGACCCTGGAGGTGCTCCTGGAGCCTGAGCCTCCCGGTTGGTTGACCCCGTACCCCGCGCTCAACGCACTTACGAAGGGCATTCGTCCGCGCCAACTCTGGCTTCTCACCGCCGGTTCAGGCGTAGGCAAATCCACCGACGCTCGCGAGTGGGCGTACAAAGCGCTGCTTGACGGTATGAAGGTCGGGATGGTGTTTTTGGAGGAGTCGGTCAAAGACACGGCGAAGCACCTGATTGCGTTGGACAACAACGTCCCGGCATCGGAGCTTCGCGACGACCCAAAGATGCTTGCGCCCGAGCAGTGGGCTAAGAGCCACAAAAAACTCATCGCTCACGGTCGCTATCTCGCGTATGACCACTTCGGCTCCGTAGATGGCGACAACTTGATCGGCAAGCTCACGTACCTCGCGGCGCAGGGGTGCAAGCTGATCTTCGTAGATCACCTCTCGATCGCTGTGTCCGGCTTGGACATGGAAGAGGGCGAGCGTCGAGCCATCGACAAGCTCATGACGAACCTGCGTTCTCTCTGCGAGCGACTCGACGTTTCAATCATCGCGATCTCGCATCTTCGCAAGACAGGCGGCCAGGGGAGATCGTTCGAAGAGGGCGGGCAAATCTCGCTCGATGACCTGCGCGGCTCCGGTGCCCTCAAGCAGCTCAGCGACGTTGTGGTCGCCAAGGAGCGCAACCAGCAGGCAGAGGACGGCGAGTCCGACTATTCGGACCTGCGTCTCCTGAAGTGCCGCTACACCGGACGTACCGGTCTTGCGGATCGCCTGAAGTATGAGCGGAAGACGGGACGGCTCCGGCCCGTACCGCGCGATCAACTGGAAGTTGATGAGTCAGCGGAAGCCGAAGGGGAGTTCTGAACTCTCCGTCGCACGAACGCTGCTCCGAAACTCCAAGTACCGCGCCAAGCGTGACGGCCTTCGCCACACGCTAACCCTCTCTGACATTGCTGTGCCGTCGCATTGCCCCGTCCTAGGTGTGCGACTGAAGACCTCCTCGGGACGCGCTGGTCCCAATTCCCCCTCTCTCGACCGCATTGATTCCTCCAAGGGCTACGTCCCAGGGAACGTCGTGGTCGTGAGCTGGCGGGCGAACGAGGTCAAGAAGGACGCCTCCCTCGAAGAACTGGAGCGCATCTGCTCCTTTTACCAACACATCGCTGACCGGAAGACATGACCGAAGAAGTTCTCGTTGACAAGCAGTTTCAAATCCATCGCCACGCGACCGTGACCGACACTCAGCCGTTCGTTAAGGCGATGAAGTCCGCAGCGGAACGCGCCTACGCGGTCGCGTATGCGGAGAAGCGGACGCCGGTGATGGTGGAGATCATCGTGTACGTCGCTCCCGAGCAGGGGGCGTGATGAAGCCAACCTCCCTGCTGGCCTGGGACTTAGAGACGGACGGTCTCCTCAATGAGCTGACCCGAATCTGGGTGATGGCTATCGGGGAGGTCGGCACCGATGAAGTCACCACGTACACCGACCACGATCCGAACTACCCGCCGCTCTCGGAAGGCGCAGAACGCCTGCGCAAACACGTCGAAGCGGGCGGGCTGACCGTGGCCCACAACGGCATCAACTTCGACCGAAAGGCATTGCTGAAATGCACGGGCCTGGACATCCCGTACACGTCGATTCTCGACACGCTCGTGATGGGCCGCCTTGCGGAACCCGAGCGTCTCGGCGGCCATCGCCTCGAATCCTACGGGATCGAGATGGGCATCCTGAAGGGGACGCACGACGAGTGGGATCGCTACTCCGAGGAGATGCGGGCCTACAACGCCCAGGACATCGTAGTCACGAAGGCCCTATACGAGAAGCTCCAACGTGTCCGAACCTGGGGCGAGTCCTGTGACCTCGAACACACCGTTGCGTACCTCATCGATCTCCAGATGGAGAACGGTTTCCCGTTGAATATGCGCGAAGCCATGACGCTCGCGGCGGAACTATGGGAACGCCGGGACGGCTACTTGGCCGAGATGCAGCGCGTGTTTCCGCCGATCTACGTCAGCGCGGGCGTCGCGACGCCGAAGCGGTCGCAGAAGCGCAACGGATTCGAGTACACCGCCGGTGCGCCGTACACGAAGATCGTGCTCCAGGAGTTCAATCCTGGCTCCGAGTATCACGTCGCCAACCGCCTGAAGAAGAAGTACGACTGGCGAGCGCCGCTCACGGAGAAGGGCAACCCCAACATCACTGAAGCGGTCCTGAAGAAACTGGACTTCCCGGAGGTTCAGCCGCTCCTCCACTTCGCCCGCGTCGATAAGCAGTGGACTCAGCTCGCGGCTCCGCCGAAGAAGAACGGCACGGGCGGCGGATGGATTCACCACGCCGACGAGAATCACCGTGTCCACGGGTACGTCAATTCCAACGGCGCAGTGACTGGCCGGATGACGCACTCGCGCCCGAACTCCGCGAGCATCGACAAGGAGATGCGCCACATCTGGGTTCCACGCGAGATGTGGAAGATGGTCGGGTGCGACGCCGAGGGCTTGGAACTCCGTGTCCTCGCACACTATCTGGCTCGCTACGACGGCGGAGCGCTCACACGGGCGCTGCTCGACGGTGACAAGGCGCTCGGCACCGACGCGCACTCGATGAACCGGCAAAACACCGACCTGTTCTCGCGAGACGGTGCAAAGACCCTGCTGTACGGCGCTCTGTACGGCGCAGGCGACGAGAAGGCCGGCAACATCTGGATCGCGGACTGGCGGACTAGCGGCAAGCCCGTTTCGGAATGGCCGTCCTGGTGTCACGTCAACGGCAAGCTGAAGCCTGCTAAGGCCATCGGCAAGGTGGTCAAGGCGAAGCTGCTCGATGGTATCACTGGGTTCCGCAAGCTGATCGCTGACATCGAGAAGGCTGCGAAGTCGCGCGGTTGGCTCAAGGGCATCGACGGTCGCCGCATCCGCGTGAGGCACGCCCATGCCGCGCTGAACACCCTTCTCCAAGGGACGGGCGCAATCATCATGAAGAAGGCCCTCGCGATCTACTGGCATGAGATTACCGAGGTACATGGCCTGGTTCATGGCCGGGACTTCGGATTCCTGGCGAACGTCCACGACGAAGTACAGCAAGAGTGCCTGCCGCAGTACGCGGAACTCATCGGCACGACTTTCAAGAACGCGATCACCAAAGCAGGCGAGCACTGGAATTTCCGCTGCCGTCTCGATGGTGCTTTCGACATCGGAAACAACTGGCACGAGACACATTGATGCTAACAATCCGTGACCTTCAAAACCTCATCACCGAGATTCGCAACGTTCTCCCGGACGCAGTGATCTCTGGTGGTGCCCCACGTGATGTCTACTTCGATAAGCCGGTAAAGGATATCGATGTGATGACGTCGCGTATCGGACACTACTGCGGCGGAGATGCCGACGTGCTGACATCGTTGGCCCGCGCGGTAGGTGGGAAGTTTCACTACGCGGGGCCGCAGGACCCGTCGGGCGACGCACAATTCGAGTACGAGATCGAGATGCCCAACGGCATCCCGCGTCTCAACGTGATTTCCCTGGAGAACTTCGAGATCACGGACCCCATCGAGAACCTGTTCGACTTCGACTTCGGTCTGTCGCAGATCGCCGTGCTCCCGAGCGGCGTCCTGATGACCCCGGCGTTCCTCCATGACCAAGAACTTCTCCACATCACCTACATGGGTGACAACGACAAGGCGTCATGGCGTATCGACTCGTCTGCCAAGCGCCTGAAACGCTTGAAGGAGAAGTATCCAACGTGGTTTTTCCGCAACTGCGCGGGCCTCGAAGCGAGGGCTGTGTGATGACTGAGTTCGACCTGAAGAAGTTCAAGGACGCGCTTACGTCCACGGACGACCCCATCGACGTGCTCGACGACCTGGACGAGTTCGAGAAGATCGCGGCCGAGCCGTGGGAGGCGGATCACAAGTATCAGTCCCGCACGACCGTGTACCGCCACAAACCATCGGGCAGGTTCGTTACCGTTGCGGAGTCTCGTAGCGGCAGCTACTGGTCGGACTACGACTACACCGTGCCGATGCTGGCCGAGGTCGAGCCGCAGGAGATCACGAAGACCGTCTATCACTCGAAGGGTGATTGGATTTGACCATCGCCCTTATCGACGGCGACGAGGCCATCTACAAGGCCACTGTCGTCAAGGTCGAGGAGACCGACTGGGAGGCCGAGACGGTCATCGACCGACCCCCGACCTTTAAGGAAGCGAAGGTCAAGTTCCACGAGATCGTCCGCACATGGTGCGACGCCGTGGACACCGACGAGTACATCGTGTGTCTCAGCCCCCGCGAGCGCTGCCTGTTCCGGCGCGGCATCTACGTGCAGTACAAGGGTGCTCGCGGCGAGAAACCCGAGCAGTACAAGCCGCTGGAAGACTGGGTGTTCGCCAACGAACGCATCCAGTGGTATCCGGGCCTGGAGGCCGACGACGTGATGGGCGTGCTCTCGGGCGAGAACACGGTCATTTGCTCGAACGACAAGGACATGAAGACCGTTCCGGGCCGCCTGTATATCACTGGCAAGCAAAAGCTCGTCACGATCACCGAGACCCGCGCTGACTGGCAGTGGATGTACCAGACGCTCATGGGCGACTCCACGGACGGCTTCGGCGGCTGTATCGGCTGCGGCCCTGCCGGTGCCGAGGCCGTGCTCGAAGGTTGCCGCAACCTCCCGGAGATGGCGCACAACGCCTTGCTCCGCTACCTCGAACAGAAGAAGGGCAAGTACAAGGCCGTCACCCAGAACCGCCAAGACTTTCGGTGCATGGCGGCGCTCGCCCGCATCCTTCGACCATCCGACTACAACCCGGACTCGGGCGACGTGCGATACGCGTTGCCCGGCCTCAACGACATCTCGTTCAATGCAAAAGTCCTCGCAAAGTAGCGGCTACGTTCCGCTGACCCTGCACACGCTCACCGGTGCCTCTGCGGCGCAGGAGGACGTGGTGAATCATCCGAAACACTACACGTCGCATCCGAGTGGCATCGAGTGCATCCAGATCACGCAGCACATGGGCTTCAACTTAGGCAACGCCCTGAAGTACATCTGGCGCTGCGACCTCAAGAACGATGCTATCGAGGACCTGAAGAAGGCGAAGTGGTACATCGAGTGCGAGATCGCCAAGCGGGAAGCGCAGACGGTCTGATGTTGCCGCTGTCCTCGTGGGCGACCAAGGCCGTCGCCGGGGTTCTCCTAGCGGCCGGCCTGGTCGTCGCCGCGCTGTCCTATCGCGCCCACGTCTATAGCGCTGGCTACGCGGACGGACAGAGAACCGAGCAACAGAAGCATGCCTCGGAACTCGCGTTCGCCCGCAAGACGGACCAGCTCATCTCAGACAAAGCGGAGGCCGACCTCCGCGCCAAGCTCAAGGAAGAAACCGATGCGCACAAAGCTCGCACGTCTCAGTTGGAGACTGCGCTTGCTGCTGCTCGCGCCGATAGTGTCGGCCTGTCTCAGCAGCTTACCCGCCTGCACGACGCAGCCGTCAGCGGTCGTCCGGGACCTGCCCGCGATGCCCCCGGAGCTGGCGCGACGACCGCTCCCGCTGAAGCCTCTTACACCCTCGCGGACCTGATGCGGAATGACGAAGAAAATTACGCAATTTGCCGCAAGAATTCTGCGCAGCTTGAGGCTTTGCAGGACTGGTACGAGCGCCTCCGGGCGGGCAATTCAGGGAGCGCGGAATAACTCCGCACATGGTAGAGGGTCCCTATATTCTCTTAGACCTCTAAGAGAAGGGGACGAGGAAAATATCCCGGCCGATTGCCCTAGCTCGACGGATCTCCGTACCGTAGGCGATTGGCTCCTCTCCCAATACCCCCTGAGCAGCTTGGTGGACCTCGTGCATGCACGCGATTACCAGGCCGCCCATGAACTCGTCGGTGCCCACGATGCCATTCAAGCCATCTTCCAGTTGGCGGATGACGTGGACGAGGCCCAACGGGGCGCAGACGCGGCGGCAGCGGAAGCGGGCTTTTCGTGAACTTCACGCCTTCTTGGGCCGTTGCGGCTATCCGTTTCATGCGGATTGGCCTCTCCGTCTACTGCGCCGCTGCGATCTATGGACTCTCCGTAGCAGTGATGGCATTAAGGCTGCGGTTTGGCTGGAGCGATTGGGCGACGGACGCGCAGCGCTTCACCTATGCGCCGCCCGTGACGCTCGCGGACTATGGGTTCGCCCCCGCGTCCTGCGCTCTCTCAGCGACGGCGCCCGGACTGTCGGGTACGTCGTCCTGACGGCCAGCCCGCTTCCCCAACACACCCCTTACCTGGAGCGGCTTGGCTTCTCCAGGGAGGGGACGAAATACCACCTGTGCCTCTATGAGCAAACCCGACCTCCCCAAGACTCCTGACCCGCCGCAACCGGACGCCCCGGCCGCCCGACTGATTCAGCCGGTCGAGGATAGCCCGGTGACGGCGGCGAAGAACAAGACGAACCTGCGCCGTTATCTGACGGCTGGCCCGTCGCAGAACCCCACGCAAGGGGTGGGCGTCAATCTTTGACGATGAAGCTCCAGGACCGGTATCAAGAACTGGTCCCGGACCGTGATGCTCACTGGCGACGCGCTCAAGCGTGCGCTGCGCTCACGGTGCCTTCAGTTTGCCCTCCGCAAGGGCAGACCCCGCAACAAGTTCTCCCGCAGGCATACACGTCCTTCGGGCACCGAGGTGCGACCAACGTTGCTTCGAAGCTCATGATGGCGTTCATGCCTCCCGGCGATTCGGCGTTCAACATCGAGGTCTCGACCAAGGTGTTGCTGCGCGAGGGCATCCTATCGCCTCCGCCCGAGATCATCAAGGGCCTCGCGCAGTGCGAGCAGCTCATCAATGCGAAGATCGAGGCGCTTAATTGGCGACGCCAAACGTACCTGTCGCTCCTACACCTCGTGGTCGCGGGAAACGTCTGCGAGTACATCCAGCCGGACGGACGCCTCAAGCTGTTCTCGCTTTCGCAGTACGTCTGCGTCCGCGACTTCAATGGCCGCACGATGGAGATCGTTACGGCCGAGCGCCTGAAGGTACGCGAGCTGACACCGGAGTTGCGCAAGCTTACCTCGAAGAAGGAGCACGAAGACGTTTCGTTGTACACGCGCTTCGTGTATGTGTCCGAGGATGTCTACGCGGTCCAGCAGGACCTCGATGACGTATCGGTGACCCCGTACAAAGAGCATAACGGGCTGATGCCCGCGAATGCGCTGGCGTGGGAACTGGTCCCCGGTGAGTCCTATGGTCGCTCGCACGTCGAGCAGAACTACTCGGACCTCATCGCACTCGACAAGACCTCGCAGCAGCTCCTGGAGTGCGGTGCAATCGCCGCACGGAACCTGATCTTCGTCGCGCCGAACGCGGCAGGCGGAAACCTGCGGAAGCGAATCACGGAGGCTCGTAACGGCTCGGTGATCTCCGCACGTGGTGGTGCGCAAGGCGATGTCCAGCCATTCCAGTTCAACAACACGGCGGCGATGCAGGCGCTCAACATCGAGAAGCAGGACCTCAAGCGCGACCTTTCCGTCGCTTTCCTGCTCACGAATGACCTGCGCCGAGACGCCGAGCGGGTGACCGCCTACGAACTCCAGATGCTCGTTACCGAGATTGAGCAGTCCTTGGGTGGCGTCTATTCGTACCTCGGCCCCGAGATGGTCGGCTGGCGACTGAAGAAGCTGGTCGCCCAGATGCAATCGAAGGACGAGCTGCCCTCCATCGGCAAGGACCAGACCCAGATCACCGTGACCACCGGTCTCGCAGCTCTCGGCAAGGACGCCAAGCTAAAGAAGGTTCAGTCGTTCCTCTCCCTCCTCAACGAAACGCCGCAAGCGTTCCAGCAGACGGCCGCTGGCTACGTGAAGTTCGACACGATCCTCACGCCTGCCGCCGCCGCGCTCGGCTTCCCGCAGTCCATCAAGACTGCGGATGAAGTCGCGAAGGAACAAGCTGCCGCTCAGGAGCAAGCGATGCAGGCCGATATGGCACGCGCCGCTGCCGGTCCTGTGGCGGGGCAGATTGCGGCTAACACCCTTGCACCGGCCCAATGACCGACATCATCAACCCGAATACCCCGGCGACGCCGGGGACCCCTGAAACTCCCGCGCTCGTCCCGGACTCTCCGGAATATCGCGCGGCCATGATCGCAGCAGCGGACGCGTCGAACGGCGTCACGCCATCGGAGCCTGCCCCGAAGACCGACGATGCGAATCCCGCAACCACGGCAAACGTGGACCTGAACGCGCCGACGCCGAAGCTGACGGACGCGCCGGCGGGCGAGACGAAGCCGGAAGGAACGGAGAACGCAACGGAGAAGAAGGACGGCGAGGGCGATGCTCCCGCCGCCTACGACTTCGCCAAGGCGTTCGATGACGGCTCGTTGGTCTCGGAGTTCAATTCCGAGAAACCGAGCGAGGTGCTCATCGACGGCATGGCGAAGGCTCTGGGCGTCTCCAACGAGCAAGTGCTCCAGATGCAGGCGCAGTTCCGCGCAGGCCAAGCGGCACTGGTGCGCGAGGCCGAGACGAAGCTGTTCGAGGCTGCTGGTGGCCGCGACGAGTTCAACGCGGTTATCGCGTGGGGCCAAAAGAATCTGTCCCAGGACCAGAAGGTGTTCTACGAGAACCTCCTGAACGGCCCGGACGCGGCGTCGGCTATCGGCATCCTGAAGCAGAAGATGCAGGCGTCGGCCGACCCGAGCCTCGTGAACGTTAGCGGTCGCACCACGCCTGCGGCGGTTGCGTTCCGCGACCAAAGCGAAATGATGGCCGCGATGTCCGACCCGCGTTACCAGACCTCCGAAGCGTACCGCCGCGAGGTCGCAGAGAAGCTCCGGCACTCCCGCTTCTAATCGATCACCGGATCGTGAGCAGCATTGGTGACTGCAACGGACTGTAAATCCGTCGCCCCTCGGGGCAGCTAGGTTCGAATCCTAGACGATCCACCACTTCCTCCCTCCGCCGTCCCCGTTCGCGGGACGGCAAACCTCCTCTATCTCAAAGACAATCAATGTCGTTCTCGAATAATCCGGGCAATCCGGTTGCGTTCGGTCAAGGCCAATCGGCCAATGACGAGCGCTCGCTGTTTCTGAAGATGTTCTCGGGTGAAGTCCTCACCGCATTCACGGCCGCGACGCTCACGAAGGGCAAGACGCGTGAGAAGAACATCACGTCGGGCAAGTCGTATCAGTTCCCGCGTACCGGCACCTCGACGGCGGAGTACCTCCAGCGCGGTCAGGAGATGCTCGGGAACCCGTTCGCGACGGGTGAAGTGGAAGTCACCATCGACGGCCCGCTGGTCGCTCACCACGCCCTGTGGGACTTCGACGTTGCGATGTCGCACTTCGACGTGCGTGGTCCGATGACGACCGATATGGGGCAGGCGCTGGCTCGCATGTACGACCAGAACAACTTCCGCCAGATCGCGCTCGCTGCGCGTACCGCCGCAGTGGGCGAGTTTCCGGGCGGCGACCGCGTGATCGACGCGTCGCTCGCGGCGTCGGGCGACAAGCTGGACGGCAACGCCTGGATGGACGCGATCCGCAAGGCGAAGCTCCTGAAGCAAAAGAAGAACCTGCCGAAGGGCATGCCGTGGTACATGGTCGTCACGCCGGAAGTGTTCGACGCGATCAAGTACGCGAAGAACTCGGCGGGTCAGTACGTCAACCTGAACTCGATGATCCAACTGGCGACGGCCGGCACCGGTGCCGTCCCGACCGAGGCTATCCGCTTCGAGGGTGTCCTGATCTTCGACTCGAATCTGATCCCGCAAAGAGACGATACGGCGAACACGAAGGTGTTCTCGAAGTACCGCGCGGATTTCTCGAAGACCTCGGCGCTCATGTGGCAGCCGGAAGCGGTAGCCGTACTGACACTCATGGGCATCTCGACGGAAACCACGCGAGACGTTCGTCGTCAGGAAGACTTCATCGTGTCAAAGCAGGCCGTGGGCCACGGCACGCTCCGCGCCGAGTGTGCGGTGGAATTCGCCACGGCATAACCCCTTGGGGGATCACTGGAATTTTCTAGTGGTCCCCATTTTTTTTGATTCTTTCGCAATGGCTCTTACCCGACTCCAAGCTGTCAATCGCATGCTGACGGCGGTAGGTGAGTCCGTGATCCTGGTAGAGGTCGCGGGCGCTGGCGACTACGCCAACTGTTCTGACATCCTCGATCAAGTCACCCCGGAGGTATTGCTCAAGGATTACAAGTGCAACACGGAGACTCGCACGCTGGTCCCCGACGCAGACGGCCACATTGAGGTTCCTCCGGAGGTCCTCAAGGTGGACCCGGTGGACCCGTATCTCGACGTGACGTTCCGGGCGGGCCGACTTTATGACCGTGCGAATGCCACGGACGTATTCACTGCCCCAGTAGAGGTCGAGGTCACCCTCGGCCTCCGCTTTGAGGACATTCCGTTCTCGCTGCAACTGGAGATAGTGACCAAAGCCGCCCGGCGCTACCAGAAGTTCTACGTCGGCTCACAGACCGCAGACACCTTCCTGAAGGAAGACGAGGCTGTCGCCGCGTCCATCGCGGAGGATGCTGAGGCCGACACGGAGGATTACAACCTCCTGGAAACTGCCGAACTGTCCTGGCTCCGCCGCCGAACCTTCAACAACGGAACAATCAACTAATGCCGATTGACGGCCTGCTGCAACCCCGCATCGGGTCGTTGCATGCGGGCGTGAGCCGTCAAGCTCCGCTCCTCCGGTCTCCGTCCCAGATGGACGAGATCATCAACTTTCTACCTTCAGTCGAGATCGGTGGCCTCGCTGATCGCGTGGGCACCACCTGTATCGCAAACATCGCGGCGGCACCGTACAAGTCCAACGGAACGTATATGTTCCGAACGACTGATGGTCAGCGCTGGCTGTTCATCCGTCGCGCTGACCAGGGTTATCCTGAGATTCGCAGCCTCGACAATGGAGCTGCGGCGGCGGTCACTGTCGGGCCGTTCGCGCAGAACTACATCAACTCGGCGTCGGAATTGAAGTTCCTTACGCTGGCCGACACGACGCTCGTGCTCAATCCGAGCGTCACCACGAAGTTCGCAGCGCCATCCGTCGGCATAACGAAGACGCGCGCTTATGCTGTGATTCGCAAGTTACCAGCGAACTACCAGTCGTTCTACCTGAATTCCGACGTAGGCAGCGCCGTGCAGTTGTACGACGGACGATCCGCTACGCAGTCCCGCGAGTGGGTCGCGCAGAAGCTCATGGAGCAGTGCATCGCTCGCATGCCCGGTCTGACGTTCTGGCGTGTAGCCAACGTCATCAAGATCGAGGGTCCCGAGAACATTATCGCGACACTCAACGGCGGCAACGACTGGGACGAGACGGCGTTCGTCCTCATCAAGGGACGCGTCAGCGCAATCAATGATCTCCCGGCCCAAATGTTCCACGGCGAGCCGATCCTCGTCGATCTTGGCAACGGTGACGCGAAGTCGTCCTATTGGGTCACTTACGACCGTGCGACGAACTCATACAAGGAAACGTCATGGCTGGACAATTTCGCCACGTCGGGCAACTGGGATAAGTCCACGATGCCCATGCGGATTCACCAGACTGGCCCGAACTCATTCGAGATTCAGCCCATCGACTGGGTGCCGCGTAAAGCGGGAGACGACGACAGCAATGCACCCGCACCGTTCAAGGATGCGTCCATTACGGACATGGCCCTGTGGAAAGGACGGCTGTGGTTCTCGTCTTCCTCGTGGGTCGTCGGCTCTCAGCCGGACGACCTGTTCAACTTTTGGCAGAGCAGTGCGTGTGAGGTCGTGGCATCCGACCCGGTAAAGGTTCAGGCGGAAGCAGACCTCGGCAACGTCAACCACCTCGTAGGGTTCCGCGACGACCTCATGGTTTTCATGCGAGGGGCGCAATGCGCGTTGGATGGCTCGCAGCCGGTCAAGCCCGACACGGCGGCTCTTGGCGTTGCGACGCGATACAACGTGGACGACGCATGCCCACCGGAAGTTGTTGGAACAGTGCTGCTTTACACCGGTTCACAAGAAGGACACTCCGTCCTTTGGGAATACCAGTACGAGCAGGCCGTCCAGAACAACTACGCGGAGGACCTGAGCAAGCATATTCCGCGCTACTGCCCTGGCAGCATCCGACGCATCGTGGGGTCGGCGCAGTCCGGACGTGCATTCCTCTGGACGCACTTGGACCCGGCCACGCTGTATGTGCAAACTTCTTATTGGAAGGGTCAGGAGCGTGCGCAGAATGCGTGGTGCAAGCTGAACTTCGCGCACGTCACTTCCATCTGGCATCACTGGGTAGACGAGGGCGCGTTGTACGTCCTCGCGCAGACCAGCATCGGTTATCTATCGCTGCTGTCCATGCCGGTCGACGCGAACCTGGGCGAGAACCCCAACATCGACTTGCGGCTCGACATGCGGCAGCCGATTCAGGTTACCTGGAATGAGGCGCGTAGCCGGAGCGAGGTGGCCCTCCCGGACGGCTACTACCAACACGACGGCCTCGTTGTATGTACGCCGGACTCTGGCGGATGGTTTGCAGAACACCCGATCACGAAGGTCTGGGACGGTAAGCAGTGGATTGGACACTTTCCCGAGACGACACGCGCTGGTCAGAGCTACATCGGCTTGCGGTTCGCGCGGTCGTTCCGCTTCTCGCCTTTCTATCCGAGTGTCGGTCAGTCCACGACTCCGATGGGGCGCTTCCAAGTCCACAAGGTCCTCCTGGACTGCCTGCGCTCCGGTGACTTCACTGCAACTCTCTCGCGGCCTGACCGCGTAGACATGATTGTCCAGCTCACACCGCGAATCGTAGGCGATGTGCTTGTTGCGAATGGCGGGGAGGACAAGACCTACGCGATTCCTTTCAACAGCCAAGGAAACAAGGCGACCCTCACGGTTACCACGGACTCCACGGCTCCGATGGTGGTCACTGGGTACACCTTGGCGGCTCGTTACTCGAATCTGTTCGCTAACGCATGATCCTCACCCCCGCAAAGACTCACCATCTCGCAACGCTCGCGGCGAATCTCCGTGCGTGCGACCGCGCGGAGCTTCACCTGTCCATTGGCGACTCGGACCCCTACGAGCACATCCTCAGATTGTGGCTCGACTGCGACCGCTGCGAAGCGATTCTCACGGATGCGGGCGTGGTCGCGGGGACGTGGGGGACGAGTCCTGGCCCCTCCGATGGGGTCGGCCTTATCTGGATGCTCGGGACGCCTTCGATTAACGCGGTTGCGCTCCCGTTCCTCCGCGCGTGCCTCGGCCGCATAGACCAAGCGCACGCCACATACGACATCCTCGCCTGCACTCCGTGGCGCGAGAACACCCTCCACCTCGCGTGGCTCAACTGGTGCGGATTCACCGCATTCGATCCGGGCCACGGCCCATTTATCGGATACACGCATGTGCGGTCCAGCAGCAGTGCCACTCGTGATGCTCGCCGTAACGGCAGCGAGCGCAGTGGTGCAAAGCCAGATGCAGAACCGGTCGATCGAGGCGCAAGCCGAGTCGGCTAACAAGAACCTCGAAATGTCGTACCTCGCTGCGCAGGATAACCAGCGAGCGCTCGATGAGCAGGCATTCGAGCAGCGTACCGATCGCGCCCGCGCGGCGGCGCGTCAACTTGCCCAAGCCCGCGTCCTCGCGGCGCAAGGCGGCGGCTCACTCGCGGCTATGGCGGTGAACATCACCGGCGCGGAAGCGGATGACTTCTCGCGCATCGACGCGAGTACTGCGAATCAGCAATCCACGATCCGCTCGCAGATGGGTGCGTCGGCCGTCTCCAACCAGAGCGCGATGAGCGGCTTCGCCGCGCAAGGGCGAGCGGGAGCGGTCGGGGCCGGCGCGGCTATTGCGAACGCGGCCGTTAGCGTTGGCTCCATGTACTACAGCAACGTGCAACAGGAGAACACTGCCAAGGCGCTCCGCTCAAATCGCCCGTACCTAACCGTAGGGAATTAAATGGCAGGCCAACAACAACAAGCATTTCGCGACCAGCGTCTTCCTTCCCTCGATGTAGTGGCGGCCCCGAGCGTACAAACGACGCCCGCGCATTCGGTCGCCGCTCGCGTGGATGCTTCCGGGGAAGTGTCCGCCCTCAACTCGCTCGCCAACTCGTTCGGCAGCTTCTTCGGCAATCTACAAGGCGATCTCCAACGCATCAACGCGGCAACTGAGTCCGCGCGAGTAGCGGACATCCACCAGGAAAATGAAGCGCTCGCGAAGAAAGCTCAGGCTGACCAAGCTGCGGGCCGCGCTCCAAACCCGGAACACGCGAACCGCGAGTCGTACTGGAACGCGTATCAGCAATCGTTCGCCCAGAATCAAGCGTTCGCGATGCAGCAGGAGCTGAGCAAGCGCCTCCGCGAGATGCCGCAGGACGGCTCGGTCAACCCCCAGGACGTAGCCAAGGAAGTCTGGAAAGACTTCTACGGCGCGGGCACCGGGGACCAGGACTTCGATTCGGCACTCGTAGGGCGCTTTGCGCCTGCCGCGCAGACGATGGTGGCGCAAGCGACCGAGCAGGTAGCGCAGACGCAGGAGCGGAACCAGGCGCTCGAGATTCAGAACAGCGCCAACGCGCAGATCAACTCGCCGCAGGGTCTGTCTGAAGCGGGCTTCGCCATGCTGGAGCAACGCACGCTCGCGCTCACACGCGGCGACCAGCAGCTCGCGGACAAGATGATCGGCAGTTTCATGGGCAGCGTCCGCAACAAGACGCAGGCCCTGGGTCTCCTCAACGTGCTGGAGAAGTCGGGGTGGGCTGACCGTAATCCGGTCGCATACGACAAGATGTCCGAGGACGCAGTACGACAGATTCAGACGATCAAGTCCGTCCAGGCGGCTGAGGAGGTCGATGGTGTTCGGCTCGCAGCTATCGCCCTCAAGATGAACCCGAACGCGACGCCGGAGGACTGGGCGCGACTGGTCTATCAGGCACACCGTGTAGACGCGAATCACGGCGTCGGCCTGGACAAGTTCGGGCCGGTATTCGCCGGTCTGGAGGCTGCCGCGAAACAGAAGGCGGTCATCAATTACATGGGCCTCGCGGAGCGCGGCGTGAACGGCACGCACAATATCCACACCATCGCGACGCTGGCGGGCGTAGACCCGGCCGAGGCGGTCAAGAAATCCTACGACCCGTACATGGTCCAGAAGCTGCGCGAGGACGGCGGCGCTCGATTCCCCGCGCTGCTGCAATCGATGCAGAGCAACGCAGGTCTCCCTGACCCGCTTGCGTCGGACCAAGCCGGTTCGGAGTTTGTGGGATGGGTCACTGCGCCTGGTATCCGGGACATCTCGGATGGCACGATGCCCCCGCGAATCCAGAACGACCTCCAGTCCGCCATCAAATCCGGCGACCCTGACCGTGCCGCACGAGCTTGGCGCATCATGGACCGCATCCACGACGTAGTAGGCGATCACGCCTTCGGCCAGTACCTAGGCAAGGATGACGAAGCCGCTGCAATGTACTGGGGCGTGAAAGCGACCGCCCCGACGAACGGCGACGTGTCGCAGGTCTACAAGAGCATTCGCGACGGCGGCATGGATGCGAAGGTGCTGGAGAAGATCGGCAACGGCGGCAGCATCAATTGGGAGCCGCTGCTTCCAGGGAAGAAGCAGTCCGACGTGGACGCCGCAGTCAACAAGGCGATGTCGAAGGCGATGCTCGAAGACGTTGGGCGCAAAGGTCTCATCTGGAACCCGGCGACGTCGATGTCCTCTGATCTTCGCCAGCAGTTCCAAGGCATCGTAATCAAGCAGCTCATGGCGCAACGGGCCAACGGCAAGGTGGACTTGGACACCGCGGTCGCGAACGCTGCCACGGTTTTCAAGGGCACCCGCATGGCAACCGTCGGCATGAACGGGACGGTGAAGATCATCGAGGACCCGTTCGGCGGTAAGGGTCGCGCTGCTGGTTCGCCGCTTAACGCAGCGCCGGACCACCCGTACTCGATCACCAAGGGCTACGCCCCGATTTATTCGTCGTTCCCGATGGCGAACGCCGCCAATGCGGAGGAGGACCCGTTCAAGACTGCGCAAGACGACTTGGGAAGCCTCAGCAAAGCGTTGCCCGGCATCGTTCCGGATTCCGCAGGGCTTTCGCTAAAGCGCCCGGACCGCACTGGGCTGTCAGAGATTCACGACTCACTGGACAACCCGATCATCCTCCACGTCGGCCAGAAGCTCGCCATTCGTAACAGGAAGGCAGCTCCGGTCAGCGCTACCGGCGCGGCGACTCCGGACGCAGCAGGCGGCGCTACAGCGCTCGGGAAGGGACCCAGTGTGGGCGACCTCGTGCAAGGCGAGGTTCCTGCGGACCCGAAGGCGGCGGCCCAGTTCTTCAAGGACAACCTGCCTCCCGGTGTGTTCGCGGTCTATGACCGGGACCTCAACCAGTACACGCTCAACTACGGCTTCCATCTGAAGGTCGGGCATGTCGAGGCCGAAGCCATCCGCGCTCAGAAGGCCAAGGACTTCGAGGCGACGCAAAGGGAGCGCGAAGCCATCAAGGCACACAACGCAAATCCGCTGTTCATTCGATGACAGATTCCCTTGATCAAGGGTCGGCTCTTCCGGCTGACCCATCACTCGATCCTGCGCAGATCACGCATGACGCTCTCCAGAACATCATCGATAGCAAGACGATGAACGGGGAGCTGCGTGTTCAGCGACAGGTTGCAGACCAACCCGCGACGGCAGGCTCTCTCTGGGACCTCCCGTCGTTTTTCCAATATCTGAAGGAGAACACCTCAGTGGTTCCCCCGTTCCCCGGGGCCGATCAAGACGGCAACGGTTGGTTCCCCCAGGCAGACAAGGCCATCGGCGGCACCGAAGGTTTCGAAGGTCGTGCCTATCACGGCGTCTATTCGCCCCTCCGGAAACCCGGCGACATCTTCGTGAAGCCGGGACAGGTCACGCCGCAGACGACGAGCGAGGTCTCCATCGGCTACGGCTACAACCTCACCGGCAACCGAGACTCGCGCCAGGTCTTCCAGAAGGTGCTCGGTATTGACTCGTCCGGCTACGACAAGATCGTGAACGGCGTAGCCAGCATCACGCCGGAGCAAGGCATGAAGCTGCGGCAGTACATGATCTATCAGGTCAATGCACAACTGGATCACCTGACCGGCAACAAGCCGCTGACCGATTACCAGCGGGCAGCGCTGGTGTCTATGCTCTACAACTTCGGCTACGGCAACTTCAAGAAGACCGGCATTCCCGATCTTGTGAAGCAGGGCGCGGACCCGCAAGCGATCGCGCAGAAGATTCGTTCGGCTTCTTCGAGTCAGAAGGCGCTCCAGGCGCGGCGCAATGCAGAGGCCAATCTGTTCCTCGGCGTGAAGGGCGCAGCGGTGCAGGTGGCGTCCACGACCTCCAACTACACGAAGTAACACCTCCCGCTTCGGCGGGTCTCTCACACTATGGCAGACACGAACAACACCCCCAACGTGGTCGAAGCGGTTCCCGCCTATTCCGGCGTCCCGCTCAAAGCAGCGCAGACGGGCTACGTGCCCGAGGACATCGAGTACGCGCATCTGAACCGCCCGGACACGATGGACGTGGCTGCCGCGACGTGGCGCTCCAGCACACTTCTGGGGCAGCTCATCAACAACTACCACGACGACGACATCCGGGCGCAGGCTGACCCCACGTTCAATCCCTACGCGTTCATCGAGCAGAACAAGGACCAGTACCAGGACCTCTTGCCGCTCGTTACGGGCGGCTCGATGACCTTCGAGAACATCGATTCGAAAGCAGCGTTCGAGGCGTGGGCGGCGGCGCAGCGCCGGAACCTCAAGGATCGCGAGACGCTGGCTGCCGCCGATACTTGGCAGTCAGTGGCGACCATGCCGGTCGCCATGCTCGACGCGACGCTGTTGCTCGGCCCGGTCGCCGAAGGCGCAGGTGCTCTCGCGTCGGCCAGGATCGGGTCCGGTCTGTTGGCTGGTGCGGTGCGCGGCGCAGTCGCCGGCGGCTCGGAGATCGCGTTGCAGCAAGTGGGCGTCTCGGCGCTCAACGACGCGCAAACGGCTGAGGAAGCGTTCATGAACATCGGGGTCGGCATGACCCTAGGCGCTGGACTCGGTGCGATTTTCCGGCACGCCAAACCTGACAACCCGCTCGTCGCGGGGCACCCCGACAATCCGCTGCACCCCGACAACCTGGACCGCCCGATCCCGATCAACGAGCACCACATCGGGCAGATGCCTGACGAGGGCATGACATTCGGTGCAGACTCCATCGGCGCTGCGCGATCGACGGCCGACACCGATACGCTCATAGCTACATCGAAGAACCCCATTGCTCGGGCGGTGGACTGGGCGACGACGCTCGGAAAGTACACGCCGCTGCAACGCCTGGGAGGCTATTCGAATTCGCTCACGCGAGACACGATGCTGCGCTTGATGGACACGGGCGGCCTGTTGACTCGTGCGATGGCTGAGGGCAAGTCCACAGGCCTCGAAGCGGAGACGCTGAAGACGATCTACGAGCAGCAGATGGGTAATGTGCGGCGCAAGGTCTCCTCGGTCTACGCAGCGGCGAACGCCGACTTGGGGCAGTCCGGGGCGCGAACCGGCGTTGGCAACGTGGTCAACACGATCACGCAAGGGTCCAAGGATATCAATGCCGTGTCGCAGACCACGTTCAACGAGGCGATCTCGCTGATCCAGCGCGGCTCGAATGCACGCGCGTCCAACGACGTGATTTCCCAGGCCGTCATGGACAGGCTGACGGCGGACGGGCTTTCGCTGGAGCAGGCGAAGCTAGTACACCTGCGCGTCTACGAGGCCGAGAAGGTCTACCACGACGCTTACGAGTCGATGAAGGATGAGGCCGTCAAGCACGGTCTCCTTGATCCGGAGAACCTCGTAGAGGGTCGATACGGGATGCCGCAGCGCTGGATGCGGAACGCGGTCGATGAGAACGCCGAGCGGCTCAAGGCATTCTTCATGGAGCACCTGGAATCCAAGCCGACAGACGACTGGCTGCGCGAGAATGGGTTCATCGCTGACCCGGCGCGTCCGCGCGTCGAGGGCGAAGAACCGCTACCGGCGTCCTGGGACGAACTGAAGAAGTCCGGGGACGACACGATGGTCAATTCCGTCCTCCGCCAATGGGCCGGTGAGCAGCAGGACTTCAAGAATCAGTACCTGCTGTCGAAGCTCGCGGATTATCAGCAGCGCCAGCTCAAAGCGCAGGACAAAGCAGCAACCGTCCTGGACTGGCTGAAGGGGACTGAGAAGGACTGGCGTGACGCGAAAATCAAGGAGATGCGCGTGGCGGCTCGGGACATCGAGCGCCGAGCCGTGCTTCGTTCCGTGGCGTCCGCCCAACTCAGGGCGCAGCGGGCGAGCGACGCCATCGAATCGGCGCTCCATCGCCTGGGCGGCGACGAGGCCGCTTTGGGCGACATCCAGCGGCAGCTGGTCGAAGGCGGTTACGCGCTGGATGATGCAGCGACTGCGGTGGCGAAAGCGCGTGCGCGTCATGCTGAGGCGCTGAAGGCAACTGCTGACGTAGGCGAAGCAAAGTCGCTCGTTGACGCCTTGAAGGCGAAGGGCGATTCAATCCTCGCTGAGAAGCGAGATGTCCTGGGGGAACTCAGGGATGTCTCCGCGAACCTCGAAGGGCGCGAACTCGCCCGAGCCAAGAACCCGCTCAATCAGCAACGAGCAGCGCTGCACGCCGAGCGAACCGCGAACCGGGCGGAGATTCAGAAGCTCCGTCAGGAAATCCGCGATGCTTTGGCAGAGCGCTCGGCTGCTCAAGGCGATCTCCGGGTAGCCAACGCAACCTTCGACCGCCTGGCACAGCAACAGGCGGACATGCGGCGCTGGCACGACGCGGCAGCGAAGGAGGTCAACACCATCATCGAGAACGAAGCCGAGTCCCTGTTGAATCCGGGACTGCGCAAGGAGGTCAACGACCACCTTGCAGCGGTCGCGGAATTGAAGAAGGCGTTGAACGAAGCGCGGGACGCGCGACGCTTGGCGTTCGATGTCATGAAACTCACGGGCATGGAGGCGCGGGCTGCGGCGAAGGCTGCTGACCGCGCGACGCGTCAGCTTCGGCAAACCGCGTTCGAGGCTAGGAGGGGTGTCGCCAACGCGTCGCCGCTCACAAAGTACGTAGACGACCTCGTGAATTCCCTGCGCGGCACGGACCGAGCGCCGCGCGGCATTCTGCTCGACAAGTCGCCAACCTCGGGTCGCCTGAAGGAACGCCAGTTCCAGTTCAGCTTCGAGGAATACAACCGCCTCGTTGAGGATGGTTTCCTGGCTGGCAATGCCGACGACGCATTCCAAGGCTATATGAAGGACCTGGGCGGTCAGCTTGCGGCGCATCGGGCGTTGGGCGGACGAGGTATCGATGACATCCTGCGCGAAGTGCAGGACGACTACGATGCGCTCATCGGTAGCACGACGGACCCGAAGCAACGGGCAGCGTACCAAGCAGAGAAGGCCTCGGCTCTGGAGGATGTGCGTCACGCCCACGACCGCATACTCGGCAAGTACGATGTCAAGGACCACAACGGCGTCGTGTGGATTGCGGATCGCCTTCGGCAGATGGGCGTCATTCGATACATGGGCGGCTTCGTGTTCTCTGCCATTGGGGACTTGGCTTCAGCCGCACTGACTGCCAAGGGTTCCATCATCAAGACCCTCGCGTTCAAGGGAGCACGGGACTATCAGTACATCCTGAAGCAGGCGGCCAAGGGCGATAAGGACGCGCAGGGGCTGGAGATGATTCTCGGCTCTCTGGAGACTGGCGCACACCTGAACTCCTCAGACCGTGCTCTCGGGCGTGGCGAGGCCGAGGGAATCCTGGGCTTCGGCACGGGGCGCGTGCGTCAGGCGACGCGTGCTATCGAGACGGCCATGAACACGATGGCCGACTACGGAAACAAGCTGTCCCTGATGAAGTCGTGGTCGGACAACATTCGGCGCACGGCCGGACTCGTCCAACTCGCCAACATCCGCAGGTGGGTCGCGCAATACGACAGGCTCGACAAGAGCAGGGTTGCGCAGCTTGGCGCACTCGGCATCGGGGAACCGGAGGCGAAGCGCCTCAATGAGCTGTTCTCGAAGTACGGAACAGAGCAGCGGCGCGGCCTGTTCTCGCCGGGCATCTCGAAGTGGCTCAATGAGCGCGACGGCGACCACATGAAGTACGTGCTGGAGTCTGCACTCATCAAGGCGCAGAAGCGAGCATCGTACACGTCCGGCTACGGCAATCAGCCGCTCCTGATGGACAAGTGGTACGGGAAGATGTTTCTCCAGTTCCAGTCGATGGCGATGCAGTTCTCCAACAACTTCATCCGAGCTGGTGTGCAGCACGGATTCGTCACCGGCGACCACATGCGCTTCGCGTCGGCTCTCGGGACGGCGTTGGCGGCCGGCGTGCTCATGAACGTCATCGCGACGTTCCGCAAGGGACAGGACATCTCGGAGCAGGATCCGCAGCAGTTCGCGTACAACGTGATCCAGCGTTCGGGTCTCCTCGGTATGGCGGGTTCTTACACGGACGCCGCAGTGAAGCTCGTGGACCCCGTGCTGAACGATCACCTCGGCTGGACGCTCGGTGGCGGCGCATCTAAGTTCTCGCAGAACTCCTGGCTCGCGAACCTCATGGGGCCGTGGAAGGGCAACGTCGAGACGCTGGAAAGCATCGCCGCGAACTCGTTGAACGGCGACTTCGACAAGGTGGGAAAGAAGGCGCTCCAGCTCGCGCCGTTGAATCAACAACTCCAAATGATCGCAAGGATGATCTCAGCAGACCAATGACCTTTCCGACGACGTACCAGACGGACGGCACCACGACCGTCTGGGAGTTCGACTGGCCTTATCTGAATCGGTCGGACGTGTTCGTAACCGTCAATGGCGCGGCACGAAAGTTTTCGTTCATTGACGACCACACCATCAAGTGTGCAGACCTGTATGGGAATCCGTTCCCTGCCGGTTTGCCCCTTGTCATCAATCGGTCCACGCCGGACCTCGTGTCGCTCGCGGAGTTTCGGGATGCAGCGAATCTCACTGCGGAAGACCTCAACCGCGCAAGGCTTCAGTGCCTATTCCTAATTCAGGAGCGCAGCGGCGGTATGACCGGTGCCGTGGGCACTGTGATCTCGAACCTGACCAATGAGATCGAGACAATTTCCGGGGCGCTTAACGATCTCTCGTACATCCAAGGCGTCCTTGAAGCTGGCCTGGGTCAGTTTGACGGCTTGAACAGTAGACTCACGAAGGTCGAGAACGGCGCTCAGGCACTGCTCGACCAGATTCAGCAGGAGATAGACGGCCGAACAGCAGGGGAGTCTGCGCTATACCAGCGCATGGACGCAATGGACCTGAAGGTTGGCAACCTCTCAGCCGCAGTCCGCTCGGACATCACGCTTCTACAAACAGGGAACGAGATTCTCGCGGCGAAGACGGATCAATTGTCGGCACACCTTGACGCTCTCGACTCACTAGACGGTAGCGAGGAACTCGCCGCGTCGGTCATTTCCGCCGCCATTACGCAAGTAAAGCAGGACGCGGTTTTGGCGCGGAAGGTGGACACGCTTGAGGCAAAGGTGAACCATACTCTCGATGGCAAGCTAACCGAAATTTCGGCGCTTGTTCAGACTGAGCAAGAAGCCAGGGTTAAGGAAGATGCCGCGCTTGCGTCCCAGATCACGACGTTGCAGTCGCAGATTGACGGCAACCTTGCTCTGGTCGTGCAGGACATGCACACGCAAATCGACGCGACGAACGGCAAGGTTTCTAATCTGGAGGCGCAGTACACGCTGAAGGCGCAAGTGAAGCGTGACGATGGCACGATCGTTATGGGCGGGATCGGCATCGCGGCGACGGCAAACAACGACTACGTTGGTTCGAAGATCGCGCTAATGGCGAACGGCGTCGTTTTCTGCGATCCAAATAATGCAAACGGGCCGCTCGTCCCATTCCTCGAATCTGGCATCGTGGACGGCTCTCCGACGCTCGTGGTGCCTTCAGTCAGGGTAGGGGATAAGACGCTGCCGGGTCGTGTTCTGGTTGACGGCTCAGTGGAGGCCAGAACCATCAAAGCGAACTCCATCACGGGCGACAAGCTCGTGGCGGGTTCTATCTCGACTGACAAGCTTCAAGTGGGCCTCGGCGTAAACCTGCTCAAAAATTCACGCCTGATGAACCTACAGGGCTGGTACACATGGGCGGGCAATGGAGGCTCAGGCGACTTGGGCCTGGACAACCCGGACTGGACCGTAGCAGGGGGGCACACGATGTACGTGTACTCCAGGGGCCAATGGGGTGGCACTGATCCCAATGGTCCGCTGGTGGGCGTGTACACCGACCTCGTTCCTGTTATCGGTGGCAACTTCTATGAGTTTTCTGGCTACGTGGGCATACATCGCTGTGCCGCTAACGTTGGCGTAGAGTGGTGCGATAGCAATGGGGCCGTCATTGGCTTCGCCGGGTTTGGCTCAGTCGGTACTACGACCACCGTGGGACAGGCTGCCGGGGGCAAGGCACTTACCGGTTACGTCCGTATCGGCGCTATCGCGCAGGCACCATCGAATGCAGCATCTGCGCGGCTGCAATTCCACAAGGGCATGAACGTAGCGCCCGCTGTGGACTCGTGGCTGTTCATCACGCAACCCATGTTGGCCGAAACGTTCCCGAGTGCGACGCGTCTGTCGCCATACTCGCCTTCTGGCCTTGGGACTTTAATTACACCCGAGGGAATTTCTACGCCGTCCCTGTCCGCGCTGTCTGCAAACATCGGCTTGCTACGTACCTCTGCCTCTGGGCAGCGCATGGAGATCGACAGTCAGCAGGTTCGCGCGTATGACGGCAACAATGTTATGCGTGTTCGCCTAGGTATTTGGTAATGGCGGCAGGTCTACAGATTTGGGATGCGGCAGGAAACCTTGTGTTCGACGCTACCAAACGCTGCGGGCGTGTGATTTCGCTCCAGCGAATCAGCGGTGGGTCTGGGGCTTTCGTGGACGGCCGTTTTGCGCAGGGACAAGCGTTCGCGTGTTTTCAGCCTGATTTAATTCCGTGGGGTGGCCTTAGCGTCTATCCAAATATCTCTATTTTGGGGGATACCATTTCTTATTCATACCCTGCGGGTAATGCGACACCTGGTTATTTGCTGATGGGGGTCTACTAGTGTCGGGCTTCCAAGCGTGGACCGATACGGGCTTCTATCAGATCGACGGGGACACGATCAACTTTGGTTTCAGGCAGCGCACGACTCTGACTACGGTGCCCAGTGACGGAAATAATTCCGCTCAGTTCCATTGCAACTGCACGTACCAATTTTCGGCAGCTAACCCTATTTTGGCGGTGTACGCGCCTGGGACTCCGGTGGCTCTGCTCGCGCTCCAGGTTCAGGGCGGCAACTCGTGGGTTGCGACCTTTTGGTCCTGGCAAGCGACGACGTTTGAGGTGTACGTGTTCGACCGGATGTCCAACTGCCCAGTATCAGGCCCCAACTGTGGACTCCAGTGCTGGAGCGCGTCGGGTGAACTGGTAGCGGATACGCGTATTCCGTTCCTAAACGTGCTCGGGTTTGCGCAAGGGAACCTGCCGCCAATAAATACGCAGCAACCCGAGGGAATTTATCAGCGGACTCAATATACCTACGGAGTATCGAAGATCGCCACGGTCTTCGGGATGTCATCGTGGCAGTACGTGACGCGCGGGTACACCAATCCAGAGATGAGGCTCGGACGTGTCCAAGGGCTGATCTCGTGTTGGCTGCATGCTGGCGGGACCGCCTACATGTGCGCCGTAGCCCAAAACAGCAACGTCCTCCCTATCGACAACGTAGTTATCAACCCTTCTCCGTCCTATTGGTCGGGGCTTATCGTGGACGTTTCTTACCTCTAAAGCATGGCATGGTATTCAACGGGGACCGTCTCGGTGACCAACGGCTCGAACGTTGTCGCTGCTGAAGGGACCCAGTTCATTACGAACGTGAAGTCCGGTGACATTTTCGCTGTCGTCAACGATGGTCATCTCTACGAGATTGACCAAGTAATTTCCTCGACTCAATTAACTCTCAAGCGGCCCTATGCGGGTACGGATGGCACGCGACTCGGTTATGACGTCATCCCGTCCGCATCCTTCCTGAAGACTCTAGCGAGTCAGGTGGCAGACTTGCTTTTGTTGTACCAGACGCTCCCGCAGACGGTATCGGATTCAGCTACCGCTGCGACTAATGCTGCGACGGCCTCGGCTGCTTCGGCTATTACCGCAGAGAACTCCGCGACGGCCTCCGGTTCTAGCGCGGCGGGTGCTGCATCGTCGGCCGCTGCTGCTGCGCAGTCGGAGTCGAATGCGAGAGATTCTGCGGCCAGTGCTGCGCAATCAATGGCTGCGGCGGCTGCCAGCGCATCGAATGCTAAAACATCCGAAGTCAACACTGTGGCGGCGGCCAAGAGTGCGGCAAACTCTGCCAGCGCTGCTTCCGCTAGCGCTGCGGACGCGGCAGCAACTCTTGCAAGCGCGTTGATCCGGGAAAAAAATCTGTCGGACATCGCGGACAAGGCAGCCGCCAGAACTAACCTGGGCCTAGGGACCGCCGCGACATACGGTACGGGCAACAGTGGCGATGTTGTGCCCGTATTGAGCGCAAAAAACACTTGGGCCACGCTACAAACATTTAAGGAGGGGGCCACCCTTGGTGGCGATCTAACTTGGAATGCGTATGGTTCAAACGGCATCGGTAATGGTACAGGGGACGGTGCCTCTTATAGCACGTACAACCTCAAAATTCGCGCATGGTGCGGTATAGGCATATCTGACCACCAGGGGAATATCAACGGTTATTACGATGCACGGACGGGAAAATGGGATGTGAAAGGAGGCTTTTACGTTGACGGCGCTCGCGTGTGGGACAGGACAAACCTTACTCCGCTGGACCTAAACACTGGTGGTATTCTCAAAGGTAGTCTCGCGTTTGGCCAGGGTGTGAGTGCTTCAGATGCATCATTCTTATATAACGACACGGGCCAACGGAATTTTGTGATACGTGTCGGCCCGAGTTCGGCTTATATGTATACCGTCATTGATGCAGCGGGAAACGTGCAGGTTCCTGGGCGGCTCATGGCGCAAGGGGGCACTAGCCAAACGGTGGCTAACTTCGGCTACCTCAACAATGGTGGGACTGGCGTGATTGCGAGCAGTAATACCCTTTGGGTCGGACTGTACGCCCCAAATAGTGGAGCTATGGCGCAACAGTTCTGGACCACATCCGATGTGCGCCTGAAACGGGACGTAACTCCAATCCCCGAGGAGTATGCGCTCCGCTTTGTCCAAGAAGTCAATAGTTACTCCTTTAAGAAGGGCGACTCGGATATCGTCCAGCGCGGTTTCCTTGCGCAGGAAGTTGGCGCGGCTGCGAGTGACAATGGCGTCGAGATGTTGAACGCGACGCCTGATGAAGACCCCAACCTCATAGAGATGGTAGACCGTGATGGCTTCGTTTCTCCCGCTGGTGCGGCTCTTACAGTGGACTACACCCAGATCATCCCTATACACGCAGTAGTTCTAAAGAACTTGCTGCGCCGCGTAGCAAATCTTGAGGCGGAGCCCGCCTCCGTGCATTGTCAACAGCAACTTAGAAGTGACCCACTTGGGCCGTTGTGCAGCACATTAGATTTGACCCACCTGGGTCACCAAGTTGATGCCCAGCATGTTGCGTGACCCTGGGTCAGCGCCAGTTGCTGGCCATCGGTTTCGCCTGACCCAGGGTCAAACGATGTTGCTGATCATCACTTACGCGTGCATCTCCAGTTGCTGTTCAGCATGTCACTACCCTTTCTTAATTCACCTTAACATCAATATGGCAGACAAGAAACTAATCTGGACCAAGAACGATCAAGTCTACGCGATCACGTTCCCTGGCGAGCGTACTGACAGTACCTACGGTACATTGGCGGCCGAAGTAGACTTGGACTTCCCGGTCGGCGTGGGCGACATTTACCCGCCGAAGGAAGCCTCGGCTGACACGTTGGGCGCGAAGAAAGCGACGAAGAAGTAATGACCGACCAGTTCACCTTTCGCCAGTTCCTCGCGGTACTGATCGGCATGGGCGTCATCATCGGCCTTGGGAAGCTGCTGGCTTCCAACGAGAAGTTCACGTGGCGGCTTGCCATCGGCCGCTCCATCGTCAGCGCGGGTCTTGCGGTTGCCGCTGGCTCGCTACTGGCATTCATCCCAGGGATGAGCCAGATGGCCGTCATCGGTCTCGCAGCGGCCTCGTCGGTGCTCGGTGAACAGTTCCTGGAGAAGCTCATCCACCTCCGGGCGGGCGGCTCCGGCAATTGAGCGCTGGCCGTCCCGAACGGCTTAGGATTCTCGGGCGGTACTTCGGCATTGCGCCGACGCCCGACGAGCACGATGAAGCCGTCTACGGCCTCATGGACCAGGACTCCCGGACGATCTACATCACGGACGGGCAGACTGGCTTCGATGAGGTCGATACAACCCTCCACGAAATCATGCACGCAATCCGCTTCACCCAAGGCCGTGAGTATGGCGGCGAGGTTGAGGAGGACTACGTGCGCTCCCTGGCAACGGGGCTTACCAACGTATTCCGCGACAACCCCGGACTCGTCCGGTGGATCACGACGACACTCAAACACGACAAGACGTGAGCGACAAGCGCACGGCCATCCAGGAGAAGTTCGAGCAATGCCTCCTGGATGGTCTGAAGGGCCAACCGGTAACGAACAAGGATGGCCCTGTACTCGACCCGACCACGGGCGAGATTCTGATGAGTCCCCCGGACTCTTCGTTTCTGTCCGTTGTCCGGGCGTATCTCAAGGATCTTCTGAATCCGCAGGAGAAGGAAAAGGTCCCGCAGACCGGCAAGGCGCAGGGCATGCTCGCTGCGTATGAACGCAAGCTGCCGTTCGGTGCGCGTCCGAATTGAGCCGACCGTGGTGGTGGCAGACCGATGACCCGATTCGCGAGGACTTCCGAAACCTCCTCGCGCTCATCTGGGAGCATCTAAGTCTGCCCGAGCCGACCCCGGCCCAATACGACATCGCGTACTTCCTGATGTTCGGATGGGCCGGGTACGGCATCGACGCCGAGGGCAACTACTTCGAGTGGTTCGGTCCCGAAGCAGAGGAGCCGGATCGAACTGGGTGTGTCCGAATGGGCGACCCGGACGACCTGTTCCGCGAAGACATCATTGAGGCGTTCCGAGGTATCGGGAAGTCCTACGTGACCTCGGGCTTCGTCATCTGGCGTCTATACCGCGACCCATTTCGCGAGAAGATTCTCGTGGTCTCAGCGTCGGGCAACAAGGCGAAAGAGTTCGTCTCGATGACGAAGATGATCCTGATGAACATGGACATCTTGCAGCACCTGCGGCCAAGAGATGACCAGCGCGATACGGCGATCTCCTTCGACGTGAATGGGGCCTCAATCTCCCAATCTCCCTCCGTGCGAAGTGTCGGTATCACCGGACAGATCACCGGCTCCCGAGCCACGCTGATCGTAGCTGACGACATCGAGGTCGTGGACAACTCGCGAACAGAGGACGCACGCGAGCGTCTGCTTCACAAGACGAACGAGTTCGCCGCGATCAAGGTCACCGGCGGGGCAGACGTGATCTACCTGGGTACGCCGCAGACCGAGGAGTCGATCTACACGAAGCTGATTCGTGAGATGGGCGCTACCGGCTGGATTCTCCCGGCGCGGTATCCGATGGCGGACAAGCGCCAGTCCTACGTGTTCAAGCGCGAAGGGATGGACGACTTGGACTGCCTCGCGCCTCGTGCGCGTCGAGTGGACCTGGATGACAGCATCCAGTGGAAGCCCACGGACCCGGAGCGATTCAACGAGATTGAACTCCAGGCGCGTGAGGCCAAGGGCCGGTCGTACTTTGCCCTCCAGTTCCAGCTCGACACTTCGCTCTCGGATGCCGAACGCTATCCGCTGAAGCAGGGTGACCTGATCGTGATGGCCTGCAACCCGTTCAAGGCACCGCAGATCGTTCAGTGGGGGCACGACTCCAACGGACGCAACCGCCGCATCGACCTGAAGAACTTCGGGTTCACGGGAGACCACTGGGTGGCCCCGCTGTTCGTGGACACCGAGTGGCGCGAGTACGAGCAGTCGCTCCTATTCGTTGACCCCTCGGGACGCGGGAAGGACGAGACCGCCTGGGCCATCGTGAAGACGCTCAACGGCATGCTGTACGCCGTGGCGACCGGCGGCGTCTCCGGCGACCCCGGCACGGCGATGGCCGAGATCGCGGTCGCGGCGAAGACGCACAAAGTCCACGAGATCGTGGTCGAGCCGAACTACGCCGGTGCAGTCTGGATCAGCGCGTTCGAGCCGATCCTGGCGAAGCTGTGGCCCGCCGAGAAGCCCGGCGATACCTCGGGCTGTACCGTGCGGGAGGCGGAGTGGAGCCGCACCCAGAAGGAAGTCCGGATCATCGAGACGCTGGAGCCGGTCATGACGACACACCGGCTGGTTGTGGACGAGTCAGTCGCGGCGGATGGCGTGCTGATGTACCAGTTGACTCACGTGACCCGCGAGCGCAACTGTCTCCAGCATGACGACCGCCTGGATGCTCTCGCCGGTGCCGTGGCCGAACTGGTCAACACGCTCCGCGTCGACGTAGATCAAGCGGCCCGTGAGATGAAGGAGGCCGAGGAGGATGCCCTCCTGGAGGAGTTCATCGAAGGGTGTCTGCGAAATGCTGCGGGCGATTACTCGCTGCGTACTTTCGACGGGGAGCTGGTTCACCAGCACACCGACCATTACCACCTCTGAAGGTCACGGGCCGTCTTGTAGCTTCAGGACGGCTCGGACTTTCCTCTGCCGCCGAGCATTGCCCATGCGATCACTCCGGCCGTAACGACGCCGACGCCTATCGCGTAACGCGCGAATACGTTGTCACCGAATCCGATCGGCAAAACCGCAAGAAGGACGACGCCCAGTACCCAGACTGCGATGTATTTCACATGGCCCTCCGAAGGTTATCGAGCGAGCATGCACAAAGCAGCGGTGTGGGATGCGTAAAGCAGTGGGTCGTCTTCTCCTGCGGCTTGTCCGGTTTGCACCTGTTCGAGAATGAAACCGAGCTTGCGTGCGCGAGCGCCGGACGCCTTTGCTGCTTCGGCTTGAAGCTGCTGTACGGTGTATGTGCCGGCCGCGAGTGCCACTGCTACCTTGCCCGCCATCGCGCCAGTGCTGCTGCACTCCGCCACGTCGTCAACGCTGGCGATTGCGGCCTCCCCAATCCCCGGAAAAGCAGCCGCCAAGCACGCGACGAGCGCAGCAGCCGTAGTGATTTTTCTTGGTGTCCTCGTGGTTGTCATTGTTGTCCTCGTAGCGTTCGAGGCGGGCATCTTACACGATGCCGCTGGTTTGGTATTACGAAAGCGCAGCAGCCCGTCCTGGGCCTTCCTGGCGCGTCCTGGACATCTCGGGAAGTGACGGGAGTCCACGGGAAGCGCAGGCTCATTTTTGTCCGGAAAATGCGCGACAAGGTGTTCCCGGCCGCGCGAGCCAAAATCCCCCCATGCGGCCCCGAGCGCTTCTCTGGCCGGATGAAGCAATCCCGGCACGGCCACGGTAGGGCGTGGCGGCACCCTAGACCCCACGAAAGGCCCCACGTCGCACTAGCGGCGCTCGATAACTCATTGATTCATAAGGCGCTACGCGCAACGGCCATCGGACTAGGTAGACGGTGGCCCAGTAACGGCGGACGGCACGGGCCGTCACGGGCTGCCCTGAGCAGCACGGGCGTCACTGCGCCGCGCTCGCTTTCATTCGCACGCGTGTGCTTACGTGCCTCTGCTTTTTTGTTCTCTGCGCCGCTCGCGCTTCGCGCTCGCTCACACGGGCGAGCATGGGCCGTCACGGGCCATCACGGACACCCGATTAACTCAGCACAAGGTGATACCGCCGGGGAGCCTATGCCTCTATAGGATGTCTCTGAGACCGCCTAGGCCGCATGGTTCGCCTGTGCTGCGCTTCGCTTGTCGCTGTATGCCGCAGCCCTGACTCATCCCTTGCTATCCGGTGACTCACGGAGAGTCACGGGCATCTACGGGGGACACAAAGACCCCACAATGCAGTCAACAAATAAAGCGAGTGATTGACATTACATCGCTTCACGTTCACTATTCGACCTACCGAAGCGCACGACGCGCTGACGGATAGAGCGAATCACTGACGTTACGACGGAGTTAGAATGAGTCAGACAACATCGCAACAGGGGAAGCCCTTGGATATTCTCAAGACTGAGGCGGAGATTGCCAAGCTGCAAGTTGAAGCCGGTAAGCTGCTCGCGGAGACACAAAAGCTGAACCGTGAAAGCCGGTGGATGCCGCTGGTGTACGGGGCGGCGCTGGTGGGCGCGGCGACGGCGATTGCAAAGCTGTTCGTACACTGAGCCGGGTCGGGCGGGCATCGGTTCGCCTGTAAATAAAGTGAGTCAATGAGATGAAAATTATGGGGCGAGTCGCTTACATTGCGACGCACGGGGAATCCCCGCTAATTCGGGGCCGCGCAAACCGCATTTTGCGTGAGCGCTACGGTGTCTGGTTCCGCCCTAGCTGGCGTGCGGCCGTTGATCCGGTCTGGTTGAGCACATATTGACCGGGGCATTGATGGACGCACAACAGATAAAGCAGTGGGCAGCGGGTTGGAATGATGCAATGAGCAACCGACCGCCGTGCGGTGATTCTCTGGCGTATCGCGCCGGGTATTTTGAGGCTATCAAGTGAAGCGAGTGAATGATATGGAAAAGTTTCTCATGATCGATGTAGACGGCCACGGCCGCACGTGCCCGCGCATACGCCGCGCAAATCCGCGATGCGTTCGGATGGCCGGTCGCGATTGACCTTACGGGCGAATGAGGAGGAAGGGCGATGAGCAATGCTGAACTGTTCCAGCGGCAGACGTTGATTCCCGTCGAGCTGGTTGAGCCGTTGACGCTCGAAGAGATCGCAGATGTTATCGAGCTACCGGCGGCGCAGGACGCTGACCAGTGGGCAGTGTGCGCCCGCTAGTAAAGCGAGTTGATGAGTCGAAAGGACGAAACCCGGAGCATTCCGGGTCCGCACGTCAGGCGTGCGCTGATGAGTCCACTAGCAACGAAACGGAGTAGAGCATGACCGACATTACGAGTAACGACGACATCATCGACGTTCGCGACATCACGGACCGCGTTGAAGAGCTGCGCGAATCGCGCGAAGAATACGACGAGCAGCACGGGGCCGGCGCATGGGCAAAGATTGAGGATGGCGAACCGCAAGAGCTGGAAGCGCTTGAATCGCTGCTCGATGACATCCGGGGCTATGGCGGCGATCACCAATGGGAAGGGGACTGGTATCCGCTCATGTTGATTCGCGACAGCCACTTTGAGGAACACGCGGTGCAACTCGCGGAAGACATCGGAGCAATCGACAGTAGCGCGAAGTGGCCGAACAACTGCATCGATTGGGCGCAGGCTGCGCGGGAATTGCAACACGACTATTCAAGCGTCGAGTTCGACGGCGTGACGTACTGGCATCGGTAAGGGGACCACGATGCGCGTAACGATCAAGCTTCAGGGCGAAGCGAACGCACAGGCGCTATTCGACGTCATGCACGGCCGCGCGGTCTGCTGGAGAGAGGGTAACCGCGGCGGGTGGCAAGAGATCACGTTCGATCACGAAAGCGTTGAGGAAGCACGAGCGCACGTTCGCGAGCTATTCCCGCGCCTCAGATTTTCGGCGTCGCGGTGGATTTAGTGCGCCCGCAAGTAAAGCGAGTTACTTAGGTCGAAACCCCTTCGCGGGGTCTAGCGGTGGTGCCGCTACTGACGAGACCAATCAAACGGAGCACGGCAATGGTTCGCCTTTCCACACTCAAAACTGAGTTTCATTTCGCGGGGTTCGCTTGGCCCCGCCACGTCGCATGCATGCCGAAACGGTTTGCGAGCATTGCCGAACGCGTCGCGTACCCGTGCGGTGAGTATTACCACACGCCGAAACCGAATAGCACGGGCAAAGGCTTCTATCTCGAATCGGACGGTATGCCGGCCTTGCGCTGGACATGGTGCGACGAGATCGACGGCGCGAACATCGAGCATACGGGATGGTTCACGGACGAACACGGCGACGGCAACACAATACGCGGCATTGTTTTCCGCTTGCCTCACGGTCGCGGCTTTCTGCCCGGTTGGTCGATGGGCGAACGTATGGCGAGCGAAATCGAATATTCGCACGTATACGACGACGAGCGCGACGCGGCCCGCGCGGCGGATGACATGGCCGAACGCGTATCGGAACGCGAATGGTCGGCACGCGACGACGAACAGGACGGGGAGTAACGGCCATGCTTACAGCAGATCAAATCGACACGGCCGCGCGTCATTTCATCATCGCGGCAATTTGGGCGGATTGCCCGGAAGGCACGCGCCCCCGCGCAACGCGCAAGGCGCACGACACGGCCGCCGCGTTCGTCCGGCGCTTCGCTGAAGCGCACCCGGATATGTGCGCCGCCGCGATGGAATGCGAAGGCTACGGCACCCATCCGGACGCGGGAAGCCCGGCCGCCGCATTCGGGCACGACCTGTTTTTGACATGTGCCGGTCACGGTGTCGGCTTTTCGGATCGGCGGGAACTGCCCTTCGAACTGCGCACGTGTCTGGATAACGCGATACGGCGCGACTGGCGGCGCTGGTATCTCGCGCCGCAGTTCTATCGCGGCTGGCTGTACCTGCACGCGGGCGCATGATTTCTCGTCTAGAATTTTGGGCCGCGCCGCGAACGCGGACAAACACGCGCATCCCCGCGCTTCGTTTTTCTGAGGGGGGCGGCGGGGGAGCTTTCCTACATGTCCGGCGCAAAGCGCGGGTCCCCGATGCGCCGTTCCCGAACAGCCTGAGCCCGCCCAAACCATCACGCGGATTAACTCCGCACAGGTTGACCTCCCTGGGCCGCCTACGCCTCTATAAGACCTCTTAGAGCTGTCGTCCGTACCACACGACCCGCCCGATGATTGAGAAGTCCCGTTGATCTTCGGGGCTATTTAGCGTCACTTCGTAGGGTGGGTAATCCGGGTTTGCAGAGATCACCCGGATTGTCGATGACCCGATCCATTGGAGACGTTTGACCAGAATTTGCCCATCAAGCCTTAGCACGTAAATGCCGTCTTGTGGAGTCGTGTGAGCGTGATTGATGAGGATGTTGTCGCCTTCGTGGAGTACCGGATACATGGAGTCCCCATGGACACGTAGGACGCTTAGGTCCTTTGGGTCCGCATGGAGATAGTGCTCAACCCAGTGACGCCGGAACGCCATTGTGAAACGCGCCTTGCCTTCATCACCTAGCCAGAAGCCTACGCCAGCCGAAGCCTTCACGTCGTAGCGCGGGACATACACGAACTCATTGGCCGGGGTGTTCGTTGCCGGTTTGCTACCGGTGGAGCTACCATTTGGTAATTCATCTCGGCCAAGCAACCAATCAATTGATTTACTCGTTGCGTCAGCGATAGCGATGAGTCCCTCTGCCTTCGGCACACTTCCGCGCTTAATCGTTTGCAGGGTGCCATCTGTGATGCCGACGCTACGACCCCAACTGTAAAGGTTGTCGTGGCCTATTGCTTCGTAGAGACGTTCCAGGAATATCGCAGCGGGAGCTACGGCGTGCATGACTTCCTCCTGCCCGCTCGGGCGTGAATCTCGCGCGATTGTACGTGAAGCAAGGAACCATTTGGGAGTTTTCAATCGATAAAATGTTGCTATAAGTTACCGAAAGGTAATTATGAGATACCATTTGGGAGTTTGCAAACGATGTCTTACTATCTCCCAACGGCCATGAGTCGTCAGTAGTGAGTAACCTGAGAGGATGACGTAAAGCGAATTGCTTATACGTTTTCATAGTACAGCGTATTGGTGTACATTAGCGAACTCTAACAACCTTGCGTTACTGGAGTTTCGCCATGACCATGAAAGTTGACGAGTCGACAACAAAGCTTCGCACGCGCTTCGGCCAGTGGTTGAAGGCCAAGCGCGAGGAGACCGGGATGACGCAGCTCGAAATGGCTGTGCATCTCAACTACGGATACCCCGTGTTCGTTAGCCAGGTCGAGCGCGGTGCCTCCCTTTTGCCGGAACACGATATCCGGCAGTGGGCGGAGTTGCTTCGGGTCGATTCGGCGGAGTTCGCAAAACAGTACCTGTACTACTGCCGGCCGTTTGTGTACGAAGCCATGTATGGGAAAGACCCTTATGCACTTGAAAAACTTCCGCGAAGCGGAAAAACAATCAAACCAGCACCAAAGAAGTCTGCTCGAAAGTCTGCATAGACGGGCGAGTGAAGCCTTGGCCGCCGCCTGCGTCGGTGAGTATGTCGAAGACATACCTGGCTGGCCGTGGTTTTCAGTAGTTCTCGGGGACCTCGAACTGACGGTCTCTTATTATCCGACTGATGACAGCTATGTCATCCGCACGTCGGACTTCCGCATGATTCTCAGTGCGCCCGCAGAGCACGGTAGCGGCCCTGTGTGGGCATGCCTCGAATCCCTGCGCGGCGGGGCGCAGCCTCTGTCCCACGGGGAGGGCGTATGACGCTGTACAAGCGGCCTGATTCGGAAGTGTGGTGGTACGAGTTCGTCGTTAGCGGCAAGCGCTACCGGGGCAGCACGAAGACCACTTCGAAGCGCGATGCGCAGGCAGTGGAAGTCGACAAGAGACGTGAGGCGCTTGAGGATCAGCGACTCGCGCGGGACGGGGTGAAGCGGCTCACACTGCATCAAGTAGCCGAGAAATGGCTCGCTGCATCCGAGATCACTCACCGAGACCACAAGAACAACACGAGCCGCGTCCGCAAGCTGTTTGGGGACGAGCTGGTCCAGGTCGGCCGGGTCTGGGAGCTGGTGGAAGGGAAGCGCTATGGCCTCGCCAAGACGCTAATGGTGCACGAACTGACTCAGGGTCATCTGGTCGAGCTGAAGTCGCAACGCATGACCGAGGGCAACTCGCCGGCAACGATCAACCGCGAGATCAGCCTCGTTCAGACGCTCATGGGATACGCGGCAAGCCTGAATGTCGTGATGCCGTCCAAGGCGATCATCTGGAGCGACCGCCGGAACCGCGCGGCCAGCCTGAAGATGAAGGAGTCGAAGGGCAAGCTGCGATGGCTCACGCTGGAGGAGGAGGCGCTCCTCCTGAAGGAGCTGCGGAAGTGCGTGCGTCCCGACGACGTGTCAGGACTGGACAACCTGGACCTCGTGACGCTGCTGCTCGACACCGGGGCGCGGTACGAGGAGATCGCCGGCCTTCGTTGGCCGCAGGTTGACCTCGATGCGGGCCTTCTGTACCTGTACCGATCGAAGGTGGACAACGAGGGCGGCTTGCGCCTGACGCGGCGCTCGCTGGACATCCTGAAGCGTCGTAGGGACGATGTGCGGCCGAAGTCGTACGTCTTCCCGGCGCAGGAGATAGCGGGGCAGGGGAAGACGCGGTGGGCGGATGGTGACGAGTGCCGAGGCCATGCTACCGGCGCGATCCAAGCGGCCATCGACGCCTGCGGTCTCAACGACGACCCGTCGCGGGATCGCGTGACGCCTCATACGTTCCGGGACACGTTCGCGTCCCGGCTGGTGCAGAAGGGCGTCTCGCTGGTGAAGGTGCAGCACCTGCTCGGGCATGCCAACGCAACGATGACGCAGAAGTACGCGCATCTCTGCCCGGACAACACGGGCCGCGAGGCCGCCGACATTCTGGACAGTTTGCACGCTGATTAA